CAATGCCGTCTGGCAGGTCGATGGACGCCAAGCGCTGGTAGTGGAAGCGTGAGGATGGGGCCTTGGTGATCGGGTGGAGAGCACCGTCGATCAGCAGGCGATCACCGAGGTGGAGCACGGAGCGGCCGGCATCCCACCAGGCGCCGCGGCCACGGATGCGATCAGGGGAGAAGATGCCGATGCGGGCCTGCTCAGCGAATAGGGAGGATGCTGCGGCGAGCCAGTTGACGCCGGTTCTGGATGGGTAGAGGGTTTCCCAATAGGAGAGCTCTGCGAGGTTGACGAGGTTGGTGCCGGTGTGGCTGCCACGGGCGATAGCTGTGACCTGACCTGTGGAGCGCGGCTGGTAGTAGAAAACGCCGTCGTCGAAGCCCAGACAGACGAATGGGCGGGATGTGGGAATGTCGGCAGGTGGTGGTGCAGCTGGTTCCGGTTCTGGTTCCGGGTCCGGTTCCGGCGCCTCCAGTGTCCGTGCAAACAGCTGGAGATTGCGAGCAGCGCGATCAGGGGTCCAGCCTTCGCCAAGGGCATCGGCCAGATCCCAGCCCTGTGGCGCGGCATCAGGTGGGTTGACCACCTGCACGGTGCAGTTGATGCCCAGCAGGATGCGAGCGAGCTGGGCGGCAGCTTTGCGGCCTACGTCATCGGCGTCGGGCCAGATGGTGACGGTGCGGTTGCGCAGGGCACTCCAGTCGGCGTGCTGCACGTTGCTGGTGCCACCAGGCCAGGTGCAGACGGCGTGATCAGGGAAGAGGTGCGCGGCAGCGTCTGCGGCCTTCTCACCTTCGGCGATGAGTACGGGTGCGCCTGATGTACGCCGCGGCCAGTACAGGGGTCGTGGTTTGGCGGGTGACTTCCACCGCCAGGCGGTGCCGTCGAAGGTCAGGGGACGAATTTTCTTGCCGGGGAAGCGGCAGACAATGAAGGTGTCGCTATATCGCCAGACGTGCTCAGCGCCAGCAGTGGGCGGTTCTGGTGTGGTGGTGACGATGCCGAGGTGGGATTCGACGCGACGGCAAGCGTCTTTAAATTCCCAGCCGGTAACGCGCATGAGCAGGTCTAGGCCGTTGCCACCACCGCCCATGTGGTCTTTGCCGCCGCAGGCGTTGCAGAACCAGCCACCGGGGCCATCGTCGCGATCCCAGCGGTAGCGATCAGTGCCGCCGCAGGCTGGACAGGGTTGGTGTTTGTTGGTGAGTTGTTCAGGCGTGAGGCCGCCGAGTTCCATCAGCAGCCGAGGCCAGCTGCCGTCTGCTGCATCGATGGCCATTGGGTCAGGCCGCTGCGGGTCCTGGGCCTTGGCGATCCATGTCGCGGCGGATCAGCATCCGCAAAAACGCTGCCCTGGTGGTGCCGTAGTAGGCAGCCTCACGGTCGAGGTGTTCGACGTGCTCAGTGGGCAGCTCGATGGTGATGCAACGGCGACCGGGGGGAACAGGCCAGGCGGGCATAGGGTCAGTGATGGGTTCTCCCATCCTAAGGGGTGCAGTTGCGGAACCTAAGGGGTATGCTGTGAAAGCCACCAGCCAATGCTCAGCTCTCTGGTGATGCCGACCGCTACCCGGGCCAGGTGGTGGGTGCTGACGGATTCCACTTCGGACAGCTCGGCCTCTCACCTGTCATGAGTCCCATCGAGGACGCCGCTGGTACCAGCCCCGCAAGAGGCACCTAGGGCGGCAGTAAGCAGGGCGGTTGGTGGCAACTATTCACTCGCCAAGGAACAATGAAAGCTCTGATCCTGATTGCGTTGTTGGCTGGTCCAGCTGCAGCGCAAGGGTTCTATGGGAACCTTGCCGGCAGTCGTTACTGCCAGTTGCGCCGCATTGGCGTGACGCATGACCAAGCGTTGACTGCTGCGATCAAGGAAAACTGGAGCGACCGGAGACGGTCGGTGACGGTGATGGTGAGCGGCAACCAAGTGAGCACGGACATGATCGACATGGCCGAATGGGTGACCCGGTGCCAGTAGGGGTTGCAGTTGTGGAAGCTTAGTGTGTATGATTTGGCAATGCGGAACCAGGGCAGTGCCACCTGCCCCCGCTCCTGGCCTTCGGGCCGGCCACATCTCGCCCAGCCGAAAGGTTGGAACCATCATGCTTGAACACACCTAGCGGCTATTACCTGTCTCGCCAGTGGCGGCAGCGCAGACAGCAACGCCTTGATATTGACGGTCACCAATGCCAAGGATGCGGCATCAATGCCGCGCAATTGGCCGAACTTGGCTGGCCTGTGCTACAGGTCCATCACAAAAATGCTGGCCCACCGAACTACACGTACCCGTCATTTGGTAACGAGCAAATGTCAGATCTTCTGACGCTGTGTTCTGAATGCCACGACGGCATCACCAATTCAGTTCGGCGCCAACGATTCAAGCTGGATCCCAAAAAGCAAGTCAATCCGGTTCACGTCCCGCCACCTTCACTTTCTGCCCCAACAACTTCACGAAGACAAAATGTCCAGCCTTCCTTCTGTTCAGATTCGACTGCAGGGCGTGAGCCCATTGTTGTGCCACAACGGTCAGACCGCCGATCCGCGAAATACCTACGCGAAGGCGATGAAAGCAGTTAGCAGCAAGCGCAAAAAGACCGACGCTGATTACGATGAATTGGCCCGCCTTGAATGGCTGGCTGGTCTGTATCGCATCGACGGTGATCTGGTGATCCCTGATTACGTGATTGAAAGCACGATGATCGGCGGCGCCAAAAAGTCCAAGCGCGGCCCCCAAGCGAAGTGCGGCCTGTTCTTTACTGAGCACGCTTCACTGCAGTTTGACGGCAAGCCTGATGCCATCAATGACGAGACGCTTTCGGAGATGTTTGCCAGTGGCGACTTCACCCACACGATTGGCGTCAAAGTGGGGATGGCCAAGGTAATGCGTACTAGGCCTGTGTTTCGTAACTGGAGCATTACTGCCCTGGCTCAATACGACCCCGACGTGCTGAACATGCGGGACGTCGAAGAGATCGCTATCGACGCCGGCAAGCTGGTGGGCATTGGCGACTGGCGGCCTAAGCACGGGCGGTTTGATGCTGAGGTGATGCCTGTCGCCGAACAGCTGGATCGCCTGCTAGCGGAGGTGGTCTGACATGTGGTCGCTTGATTGCTTAATGGCCGAATGGCACGCATCAGGAGCCCTCAGCCGGCGCAAAAAAGCGTGCCTAATTCAACGGCTAGAACAGCTAAGGCGCCAGTTATCTGTTGATGAAATGTCGGCAATGAACTGGGCCTGCGGGAGGGCGGCCTGATGTGCTGGGCATCCTCTGGTGTAAGCCCCAGCGTGGCATGGCGAAACGATGCGTGGCAGCGGCCAGGCACGCTATGGCCTGGCGAGGCGCGGCGAGGCGCGGCGCGGCGAGGGCTGCGATGGCAGCACGGAGGGCCTTCGGGCCTTCCCTGCCGCCTTCATTGGTGGACTTTGCCTGGCGGGGTGTGGACTGGCGCGGTGCGGCAAGGCATGGCGGGGCGTGCCAATGCGGAGCAAGGGTCACAGACGGTGGCACGGAGGGCTTCGGCCTTCCCTGCCACCCTCACAAGGGTGGGCATGGAACGGCAGGCCTGGGCGTGGCGGGGCGTGGCGTGGTTCGGTCAGGCAGGGTTAGCCAAGGCAAGGGCTGCAGACAGCAGCACGGAGCCTCTTCGGAGGTTCCCTGCTGCTCTCTTTGGAGGGCAGATCTGGCGGGGCGAGGCTGGACTTGGATCGGCCAGGTATGGCGTGGCCTGCTGGGGTCCGGCACGGCGCGGCAAGGGCTGACGATCTCAGCACGGAGGGCATAAGCCCTCCCTGATGAGTTCACTCAACACACTTCATGGCATGGCTACCAAAAAAGACACCAATCGACGACTGCTGCAAGTTTCTCTCAGGCCCGACTTCTACGCCAAAGTCCAAGCGCATTGCGCACGAATTGAGTTGCCAATGGCTATCTGGGTACGGGAGCTGATTAAGCGGGAGCTAGGCCATGGCTGAACTCCGTCCCCGCCAGATCCAAGCCGTAGCTGACCTGCGCGATGCTTACGGATCAGGCGCCCGTGCGCCAATCCTGGTTGCGCCGACCGGATTCGGGAAAACCCACGTCTCTGCTGAGATCGTCCGCCTGACGATCAGCCGCGGCCGGTCTGTGTGGTTCCTGGCGCACCTGAAAGAGATCCTCGACGACACCGCCGAGCGGCTGCACGCGGCTGGTATCAGCCACGGCAGCATCCGCGCTGGGCGATCGTCGGACTATGGGCAGTTGGTGCAGGTGGTGGCGGTGCAGACCGCTGTGCGGCGTGGGCGTTTGCCGCGGCCAGGTCTGGTCATTGTTGATGAGTGCCATCTGGCCGTTGCTGATTCCTACCGAAAGGTGATCGCCGCAGCTGGTGATCCGCTGCTGCTGGGGCTCACGGGCACACCGCAGCGCCTTGACGGTCGCGGATTAGGTGAGGTGTTCGATCGGTTGGTGTTGACCTGCACCACCGCCGAGCTGATTGACGAGGCCTTGCTGGCGCCGGTGCGAGTGTTTGCACCACCAGGTGCTGACCTGAGCAAGCTGCACACCAGAGCTGGTGACTTCGATCAAGGCGAGGCCAGCGCAGTGCTCTCCAGGCCGGCCGTGGTTGGTGATGCGTTGAGCCATTGGAAGAAGCTTTGCCATGGCCGGCGCGGTGTGGCGTTCTGCACCACCGTCAGCCATGCACAGGCTGTTGCCGATCAATGGCGTGGCGCTGGGTATCGAGCTGTAGCGGTGCATGGCGGCAGTGATGATGCTGAGCGCCGCGAGGCTGTTGCTGGGCTACGCGCTGGGCGTCTTGATCTGGTGGCGTGTGCTCAGCTGTGGATCGCCGGTGTTGACGTGCCGGAGATCGACGCAGTGATCTGGCTGCGGCCTACGCAGAGCCTGACGGCATGGCTACAGGGGAATGGCCGCGGGCTGCGGTGTGCGCCAGGGAAGGGTGATCTGCTGGTGATGGATCACGTGGGGAACTGCCAGCGGCTGGGGCATCCGCTGCAGGTGCATGAGTGGACGCTGGAGGGACGGGTGAAACGGTCTAGGGATGCTGCGCTGTCAGTGCGGATCTGCCCCCAGTGTTTCGCGTGCATGCCGTCTGCCAAGCAGGTCTGCCCTGATTGCGGGCACGAGTTCCAGCCTGAACGGCGTGAGCTGCAGACCGTAGAGGGTGAGCTTGTGGAAGTGCAGCGCCGCGAAGCCAAACGTGAACAGGCCAACGCCACCACCGTCGAAGACCTGATCGCTATAGGGAAACGCCGCGGCATGAAGAATCCCCGCGGCTGGGCCAGGCACGTGATGGCTGCCCGGCAGGCGAAACGAATGAGGACCGCAGCATGAATCTCGGCCCTCCATACAGCCGCGAAGAATCCGAATTCCTTGAGCCCCTAGCGGGTGATCTACCGCTGAAGGAAATCGTGCGGCTGTTTCAGAAACATGCTGCTGAACAGGGCTGGCCGCCACGTAGTCACCGGAGCATCCAGCAACGACTCACCAGGATGGGCCATGAGGTCCGGGTGACCACTGGTGACTGGGTGACGACTGGTGGTGCGGGTGAAATCCTCGGCTGCCCTGGCACCAGGGTTGAAGCGTGGCTGCGGCGACCGAGCACCCGCGAGATCCTGCAGCCGGTATGGCGTGGCGCGTTTCGGTATATCAGCCGCAGGTCATGGCGCCGGCTGGCGAGGGAGAAACCGCAGGTGCTGGGTGGGTTCAGCGTCGATCGGTTGTTTGATCTGCTCGAGGATCGAGAGCTGGCTGAGCAGGTAGCTGCCCGGTATCCACGGCCCCGTGGCGATTGGCGGGTGCGTTGTGTGGAGACAGGCCAGACCTGGCCCAGTGCGGTGAAGGCTGCGGCTGAGCTGCACGTTTCGCAGGCGACGATCACCAGGGCAATGCGTTTGGCCAGGCCTGTCGCGGTGCTGGGGCTGCGGTTTGAGGCGTTGAGAGAGGTGGCGTAGCGGTGGGCATAAAAGAGCCCCGGTTATGAGCCGGGGCTGAGTGGGTTAGGGGCTAAGCAATCACAGGGATTGAAAGCTGTGCCGACAATGCGTGTGGCGAATGTCGGCAAATCTTTCTCCATTTTGTATTGCTAAAAAATGGCTGCGACCTGTACCACTCTTCGACTAGCTTTGCTCCCTTGCTGGCATTGCAAATAAAACATGCAGGAATTAGGTTTGCAGCTTCGTCAAGACCCCCTAACTTTATTGGAAGTACGTGGTCGATAACAATGCTATTACTTGAACCACAGTATGCGCATCTGTTCCCAAACAATTTGCGCCTTGTTGCCGCGTCTTGTCGCTTGGCGGCGACAATGGCACGCCGCATCGCGCACCTTCGCTTTGCCCCGTAGCATCTGCTTTGCTCTCTTGATTTTTCGAGATTCAACTTTCTGTATTCACGCAGCCTAGAGCGCGCATAGTCAATATTCTTAATTCTCCATTCTTTGTGCTTTTGGCTTACAAGTTTTTTATTGCGTTCATAGCGAGCTTTAGCCGCTAGTCTAAGTTTTTCGGAATTGCTTGCGCGGTAAACCGCAGCTCTTTCGCGTATTGCATCGCTGTTAGCATAATAGTAGGCTTTATTGCGCTCACGGCAATATTCTAAATTCCTTGCTTGCCAGCTTTGGTAGTACTGCCTTGCCCTGTCTAGGTTGTTTGCTCGCCAGCGTCTATTGACTTCCCTGGTGCGCTCAGGATTCTCTGCCCTTTTTTGCCTGGCTTTAGATTTGATTTTTTCAGCTACAGCAGCGATTAGCCAATAACGTATGGTGATGGGAGGTCTGGCGAGACTGCGGCCAATTTCAGAAATCGAAACTCCGCACGCAGCCATAACCTCTGCGTGGATTCGATCGCGTCGGAGTTGTTGAGGGTCGCGACGGCCCTTAGATTGAGATTGCATCGGTCGGTCAATCGACTGGTGTCACGGGTCCGGCTGGTGACACAGCGCGGATCCACACTTTCATCATAGGGGCTGCATTTGTGGAAGCGCAGATTCAGCAACGCATTCTGCTCGCCCACGGCTCCGGCCCGGTAAGGCTCTGGCGTAACAACGTCGGCACTGGCTGGGCAGGCCAGGCCACCAGGGTCACCGCAGGGAACCTACAGGCCATCGCCCATTCCCTGCGGCCTGGTGACGTGGTGATCCGTGGCGGCAGGCCGCTACACGCTGGGCTGTGCGTAGGCAGCTCCGACCTGATCGGTTACCGCCAGGTCAATGGCCTGGCCCAGTTCGTGGCGTTGGAGGTGAAGTCCGCGACCGGTCGCCCGACTGCAGAGCAGACCCGGTTCCTCAGTCACATCACGAGCGCTGGCGGTTGTGCTGCGGTGGTGCGCAGCGTTGATGATGCCTATTCGGTTCTCCACTCTCCCTAGTAAACCGGAACCGCTACGGTTCAGGTATGGAACGAGAACACTCCGAGCAACGGATGGATCGCGGCGTGCAGCAGCTGGCTGCAGCGCTGACGTACTGGCTCGCGCACAGCCTGAGCCAAGACAAGCTGGCGGCACTACTGCACTGGGCGTATGGGGAGACTTCCGGGTTTGACGGTGGGACGTTCAGCCGGATCAAGAACGGGAAACAGGCCCGCGGCGCTGGGCTGCGGCACTTGGATGGACTGGCGGAAACCAACCGTGCAATCTGGACGTGGCAGACGCAGGGTGAGCGCGAGGCCATTCGCGAGTTTGGCCTGTACTCCGAACATGGCGTACAGCCGGAATGGGTAGCCGACACGATCTGGCTGCCGAAGCCGTATGACGAGAGCAAGCCGCTGGACCTCGGGGATCTGGCCAACCTGGTGATGGGCCGGCTGGAGCTGCCGTACGTGGGCGGCAAGCTGACGCAGGGCCAGGCTCGGCGTGCCAACGATCGCCTGATTGACCTGCTGGATGATCTGGCGGCAGAACATGGCTGGGGACCACGGGAGGCGCTGCGGGAGTTTCTCGCGGTGTACCCAGCAGCCAGCACCAACACCCGCCAGGCGCGTCTGAAGGAATTGCTGATGGGTGAACCGCTGAGTCATAAGGAGCTGGAGTCAGAGCTGGCAGCGCTGGCGGAGATGATCCGCCAGGTGCGTGGTCTGGAGACGTTCACTCCGGCGCAGCTGCAGGCTGAGCTGTTGACTGATCGCCGTTTGCGGTCCTGATGATCCGGTACGCCGGCTGACCAGCCACGTGAACGTCAACCGGCTGGAAGTCAGCGTCTGGGACGTGGCAGAGCATGCGCCAGAGGCGGTCGGCAGCGGAGTGATCGGAGCAGTGGGCCTGGATCATTAGCAGCAGGTCAGTGATTCGGTTTTAGTACGCCCGTACCAAGACTGGCGAATGCAGGAATGGCATTTCACAGCCGGATAGGTGCGAAACCGGAACCTTAGCGCTAGGATGACGGAATCCACCGCCTGATGCCATGGCGATTCCACAAAGCTCAGCGTTGACCGCGCCGAGCGTCCCACCAGCTCTCAGCCTGCAGGTCCAGTCCGTTGACGATCTAGCCCGCCTTGCTCGGGTGTTTGCCGCGTCTGGCCTGTTCGGCCGGAATGGCAACCAAGAGACGCAGGTTGCCGAGTGCGCCATTCGCCTGATGGCCGGCATGGAAGCAGGGTTCTCCCCGTTTGCATCCGCCACTGGTGTTCACATCATCAACGGCCGGCCGGCGTTCTCCAGCAACCTGCTGGCCCAGGCGGTGCGCCGGCATCCGGTGTACGACTACCGGGTATTGGAGAAGTCAGCCAAGGCCTGCAAGATCCGGTTCCTTGCCCATGGTGAGGTGCTTGGCACTGAAGAGTTCACCATCGAGATGGCTGAACGCGCCGACCTGTTGAAGAACCCCACATGGAAGTCGTACCCGGAGGCCATGCTGTTCAGCCGTGCGCTGACGGCTGGCATGCGTACGCACTGCCCTGACGCGCTGGGTGGTCATACGGCGTACACGCCTGATGAGATCGGCGGTGAGGTGGTGCCGGTAACGGTGACCGAATCGCCAGCATCAGAGCCAGCTGATCCGGTTGAGCAGGCCCAGCAGGTCTGTGATGCCGCCGGCCTGACTGTTGATGGCGTGATGGCGTTCTGCCTGCTGGTCAGCAACGGGACGATCGCCGCATTGGCGCAGCTGCCGCGGCCAACGCTTGACCGGATCATCCAGCAGGGGATCAGCGCTGAGACGGTGGCGAAGTGCAACGGCACGCCCGAGACCGAAGACCCCGACGACCTACCAGCTGCCTGGTCTGTTTGACCACATGAGCTGCACTACCGGAACCTCACCCTTCATGAACGAACTTCTTTCTCAACTCATTCAGTGCAACCAGTGGCGGTTCATCGGTCGCCTTGGCGCCGATCCTGAACTGCGCTGCTTTCAGTCCGGCGCCAGCGTGTGCAACGCCCGGCTGCTGGTGAACAAACCAGGCCAGAAACGAGACGACGGTCAGAAACCGTATTCGTTCAAGCTCGAACTCTGGAACGACAAGGCGCAGGAGTTCGTCGATGCCGCGGCCAAAGGTGATCTGATCGACGTTGAAGGCCGCGTCAAGACGGAGACGTGGGACGACCGGAACACCGGTGAGAAGCGCCACGGCCTGGTGATGACGGTCGAAGCGTGGGAGCTGCTGGCCAAGCCTGGCCAACACCAGCAGCAGCAGGCCACCACGCCAGCCAAGACGCAGCCGGACTGGACCAGCTCCAATGACTTCGGGGTGCCGTTCTGATGGACACCATTACGCAAGTCCGCCAGCAGTTCGACCACCTGCTGGCCCGTATCGAGTCCGACCGTCAGGCGTTGGATGCTGAACAGGCAGCCGTCGCCCGTGCCACGGAAGCGCTCCACGAATCACCAGCGCTACAGGCAGCGTTGTCACAGGGACAGGAGATCATGCGCGGCCGGGTGGTGGCGCTGATTGATGCCCAGCTGTCGTTGCTGGAGCGAAGCGGCACCAATGCGTTGGTGTTAGGCGCCCTGCGCCGTCAGGTGCTGGAGGTGGAGTGATGTTCCCACCACTCGCTGAACAATCCTGTCTGGTGTGCCGGTATTTCCGGCCATCGTCAGCGTTCGACGTGGCCAAGTGGCCCGTGGGGAACTGCCACCGCCAGCCGCCGCAGCTCGGACCACGTGGTGAGCAGTGGCCATCAGTTGATGCCGCTGACTGGTGTGGGGAATGGGTGATGGGGGAGGTGGAGGGATGACCAGCACCCTGCAGCGTTACCGGCAGTTCATCGCATCAAAGGGCACTGCCGCCGAATCCCACGGGTTCCCTGTCCAGTCAAAGTGGGATCTGTTCCCCCACCAGCAGGCAACCCTGCAGTTCGCATGCGAGAAAGGCCGATCCGCTGCGTTCCTCGACACTGGCCTAGGCAAGTCTCGGGTCGAGGCCGCTGCTGCTGCCGAGTTCGCCGCGGCCAGCGGTCGCCCGTCACTGATCCTCACCCCATTGGCGGTCGCCCGTCAGATGGTGCGCGAGTGCGCAGCAGTTGGCATTGATGCTCGCATCGTGCGGGAGCAGGCCGACGTTGGATCTGGCGTCAACATCGCCAACTACGAACGGCTGCCAAAGCTCGACTCGTCTGTGTTTGGTGGGGTCGTGCTGGATGAGAGCAGCATCCTGAAGTCCTTTACCGGGCCGACCAAACGGATGCTGTGCGAGGCATTCAGTGAGACGCCTTACCGGTTGGCGGCCACCGCTACGCCAGCGCCGAACGATCACATGGAGCTGGGCAACCACTCCGAGTTTCTTGGGCACCTGGGCAGCATGGAGATGCTGTGCCGCTGGTTCATCAATGACACCAGCACCGCTAGCCAAGACTGGCGGCTGAAGGGCCACGCGCAGGCTGATTTCTGGCGGTGGGTCAGCAGTTGGAGCAGAACCGCAACGCTGCCGTCTGATCTGGGTGGTGATGACGATGGATTCATCCTGCCGCCGCTGAACTACGAGCTGCACACGATCAGCGCTGACATCACCCAAGACGTACCGGACGGGATGCTGTTCAGAATCCCCGATGGCAGCGCCACCACCATCCATCGTGAGAAGCGGCTGACGATGGAGGATCGCGTTGCCCGCGCTGCAGAGCTGGCCAACACCACCGATGGCCCAGTGATCGTGTGGTGCGAGACGAATGACGAATCATCGGCATTGGCGGCATCCATCCCTGATGCCATTGAGGTGCATGGCTCGATGCCGTTGGATGAGAAGGTGGCCGCGTTGGATGCCTTCACGTTCGGTGAACGCCGGGTGATCGTATCGAAGCCGAAGCTGGCAGGCCTAGGCCTGAACTGGCAGCACGCCAGCACGGTGATCTTCGCCAGCGTCAGCCACAGCTACGAGCAGCACTACCAGGCCGTGCGTCGGGCATGGCGGTTTGGCCAAACCAAGCCTGTCACCTGCCACGTGATCATCAGCGATACAGAGACAGCGATCTGGAACAACGTCCAGCGAAAGGCTGCTGATCACGCTCGAATGAAACGCGCAATGGCCGAAGCCATGAATGGCTACCAGCAGCAGGCCAGCAAGAAGGCGTACACGCGCACTGCGTCCGTATCACTCCCTGCATTCCTTCAATGAAACCCGACTATCAAGGCGACAAGTGGGCCGTCTATGTGGCCGATTGCATTGAGATCATGAACGGCATGCCTGAGGGCATTGTTGACCTGGCAGTGTTTTCTCCACCGTTTTCTGATTTGTTTGTTTATTCAGACTCAGAACGTGACATGGGGAACTGCGGCAGTCATGCTGAATTCATGGAGCACTACGCCTACTTTGCGCAAGATCTGTTCCGCGTCATGAAACCAGGCCGGGTCGCCTGCGTTCACTGCTCAGATCTGCCAGCTCGCAAGAGCAAGGATGGATTCATTGGTCTACATGACTTTGGTGGTGACCTGATCCGCGCCCACCAGGATGCCGGCTGGGTTTACCACGCTCGCTGCACGATCTGGAAAGATCCTGTGATCGAGATGCAGCGGACCAAGGCGCTCGGCCTGCTGTATAAGCAGCTGAAGAAAGACAGCAGCCGCAGCAGGGTAGGAATGCCGGACTACATGCTGTTTTTCCGCAAGGATCAGGAAAATCCCGATCCGATCACCCATGATCCTGATGATCTGCCGGTGAGCATGTGGCAGGAGCTGGCCAGTCCGGTATGGATGCGCGTGAACCAGACCAACGTGCTGAACGGCCGACAGGCCCGTGGTGATCAGGATGAGCGTCACATCTGCCCACTGCAGCTGGACGTGATCGAGCGCTGCATCACGCTGTACAGCAACCCTGGAGACGTGGTGCTTGATCCGTTCAACGGCATTGGCAGCACCGGCTACCAGGCCGTGAAGATGGGCCGGAAGTATGTGGGAGTTGAGCTCAAGCCGGAGTACGCCCGCCAGGCTGCGAAGTTTCTAGAGCAGGCCGAGGGCAGCGCTGCATCACTGTTTGACTTGGAGGCTGCCTGACCATGGAAACCCGCCGTCTAACCATCCTGCTGACGCTGCCGGAGGTGGAGGCGTTACGCCGCCAGCTCAAGCCTGAAGAATCAATGAACGACCTGTTACGCAGAATTGTCCACGATCGTATCCACACTGGGAGGACTGAGCGATGAGCGCTGACTGGAAGGCGCTGTGCGCTGAGCTGGTACTACAGATGGATGCGATGGATGACTCTCGCCATTGGGACGACTCTCTTTATGAACGCGCCCAAGCCGCCCTGGCCCAGCCCGAGCCGCAGGGGCCGAGTGATGAGGAGTTGAAAGACCTGCTGTATTACGGCTACACGACTTCAACTGGCCACGGTGAAAGAACCGATGAAATCGGCTTCGCCCGGGCCGTCCTAGCCCGCTGGGGCCGCCGCGCCATTGAGCCGGTGCCTGTAAGTGAGCGGTTGCCAGGGCCGGGGGATTGTGATGGGGAAGGCTGTTGCTGGTGGTGGATTGTCGATCAGCCTGGGGAGTTGCCCCATTGGATTTACTGCACGCTGGAGAAGCTGAGCTGGACTAACTTCAGACACTGGCTGCCCCACCACGCCCTGCCGGTGCCGCAGCAGGAGGTGGAGTGATGGCACCACTCTCACCAGCAGCTCAGGCTGTGCTGGATGCTGCGATGAAGTACGAGATCAACCCGGAGTGTTACTCACGGGAAATTGCCGCCGCCGTATTGCGTGCCGTAACAAAGCGGTGTTTACATAAAACACCTAAAGGTGTTCGACGATACATACTGGTCAAAGACCTCCTCACCATCGCCGCCGAGCTGGAGCAGGCGGCTGATTACACCAACACTACGGAGACAGCACCATGACCGAACTCTCACCAGCAGCTCAGGCTGTGCTGGATGCCTACTTGAAAAGCCCATGGGATCCATCGTTACAACAAGAAGACCGCTACGCCATCGCCGCCGCCTTGCGTGCGGCTGCGGACATCAGTAAACGCTCTGCAGCCGACTCGACCCCGTCAACTGACTGGGGCGACGGATGGAAAGACGGTTTGCTTGATACAGCGCAGGGGCTTCTCGCCATCGCCGCCGAGCTGGAGCAGGCGACATCCATCAACACTACGGAGGCCCAATGACTGACCAACAACAACAACACCGCGCCACGCCTGAGCAGTGGGAGCTGCTGAAACGCCAAGGCCAAACACTCGGCAGCGCCGAATCTATTGCCCTCCTCGAACTGCGCGACCGCATCGCAGCGCTGGAGGCATCAGCAAGTATTGGCCAGGCCGTTACGCCAGCAAATACTTCAACCCCCGCCGGTTCGCTGGTGGAGCGGGTGGAGGAATCAATCATGCAGGAAGACTGGATGAATAACGGTCTTGACGAAAGCGTTTGCGGGGATGATGACCCCAACTACAGATACACCAGTGCAGCGTGCAACAGTGGCCACTCATTCCATACTCTTCAGTCCCGCGCGGCAATTCGCACAGTGGCGGACTGGCTCCGCCGAGGGCACATGCTGCACGCTGCCGAGCTGCTGGACCAGGAGGCTAACCGCTAACGGTGCAAAACCGGAACCTATGCGGTAGGGTATGGAGGTCAGCAGGCCGAGCGCGCCGCTGACCACCTACTCGCCCGGCACTGGCCGGTTCTATTCATGTCCATCACCACCATTGCCGGCACTGCTGGCCGCATCACTGGTACTACTGCCAAAGGCTTGATCTGGGCTTACGACACCATCGACTGGGCCGAAGTCGGCGCGATCGTGCTGCACGGCCTTCAGGTTCTGATCGTGCTCACCCTCCTAGCCGGCAGGTACAGCCGCCGCGCATGGGACGCCGTGCCAGTCCTGAGCGAACGGCTCGGTCGCTGGTACGCCGGCTTGATCGCACCAACGCCAACACCGACCTACAAACGCGGCGAGCTGGAGCGGCTGACCTGCCGTCAGCTCATGGTCATCACCGGCACCCGCCGGAAACTTGCCAAGCGGCACCTCGTCGAGCTGGCGCTGGCGGCCTGATCACACCCCCGGCTCATCCACCTCAGACGGGCCACGTCGGGGCTGCACCCCACCACCAGGGAGCTGCAGCCCGCGGCGTTGGCACTCGGCAGTGAATGCCGCCGCGGCCGTGTGTCGGTCGCTGTGCTCCACCTGCACGCCGCCACCTTGGATCAGCCAGACCGGTTGGCCGTCCCTGATCACCAGCTCAGCGGTGGGGAGATCCATGGCTCATGGTATGGACAGGGGATGTACGTTCCCCGAGACTCCCTGCCGTTACTGGGCTCTCACTACGACATCCGGGCCATTGATGAGGATCTGTATCTGGCGGTGCTCGCCTGTCGTAGAGCGGAGAGTGGCTGCGCTGCAGGCGATCTGACCAGCACGCCAACTCCAGCGCCAGGGACTGCAGGGGACTACGAAGGCCCATAATTTCGCGGAATATGTACCGGCCGTCCATCGGTGCATTGATACCAGATTCTGCGCGTCGTATTCGCCCATGGCCAGCGTGAACGTCCATCGCGACCGCCTGTACCTGCTGGCCAAGGTGCCGCGCCGCGACGGCAGTCCAGGCCTGCAGCAGTGCCGGATTGCCCTGCGGCTTGACGACACGCCGGTGAATCGCCGCACTGCCGCCAAGCAGCTGCAGACCCTGGAGCAGCAGCTGGCGACCGGTACGTTTGACTGGGCGTACTGGAACGATCAGGAGCAGGGGATCACCTGGCGGGATGCCATCGCCAGGTTGCATCGTGCTCGAGTGGTATTGGGCCGCACGTCGGAGACGACCTGGGAGATCAACTATATGGGCCGGCTGCGGCAGATCCCGCCAGGGTCAGCCGTGAGCACTGAATCAATGGCGCAGGCGCTGCAGCGTTACGACCGCTCGACGTGCTCGTACAAAGAGCTCTGGTATCTGCTGCGGCATATCGCCAAGCTGACAGGCGTGCCATTTCCTGAGCTGCCAGTGCCGACCTATGGCCAGGCCCAGCTGGTGGCAGTGCCCACCGATGCGGAGATCATCAGCTGGGTCGAGGCGTCAGGTGCCGCGGCCTGGTATTTCGGGATGATGGCCACCTATGGGCTGAGGCCGCACGAAGTGGAAGGCTCGCGGCTGATCGAGAAGGATTACTGCCAAATATCAGACAGCACTAAAACCGGATTCCGCACGGTGGTGCCGGTGCCCCGCGAATGGGTTGAGCGGTTCAGGCTGCGCGATCGACGGCTACGGACTGGTGGTGTGCTGGGTGAACGACCTGATGCCGTGTCGAAGTGGCTGCATAAGGAGCTACGCCGGCTGGGTTTGCCATGGCGGCCTTATGCGCTCAGGCATGCGTACGCCGGCCGGCTGTGGAAGCAAGGCGGCAGCCGGCTGGATATTTACACCGCTGCCCGGTTGATGGGCCACACGCCGCAGCAGCACGCAAAGACGTACCGTGCCCACATTCAGCCGCATGCGGTGGCAGAGGCGGCGGAGAGGGCGTTGAACGATGGCTGAGCCAAGAACCGTACGCGAAGCGCTGCTGTCCATGCTCAAGGCGTACAACGAAGAAGTCAGCTCAGGCCGGCATGTTCCACCACCAGGCCTGGCACCACCGCCTGCGGATTTATCCGCACCATCCGCCGCTGAGCACCCACTGGCGCCAGGTCAATCAACTCACGGCCCCACCGCCAGCGGCTCTTGCGGTTCGCATCGGCCTCGTGGATCAGCCGCTTGATGTGGCGCTCACTGCATCCGAGGGCCTCAGCAGCTTCGGCCACGGTGAGCAACAGTCTGGGGCTGCGCTTCCGCATCAGCACCCCTCCCTGCCGAATAGGGAGCAGTCACGGGCGAACCCTGGACCTTCCAGCGCCGGGTCTGGAAACCCCAGCCCGCACTCGCCGTGATGCCAGTGCATGCACCGCTCGCAGCTTGGATCGTTTGGCCCTGGTGGTGGCCGGTAGCCATCAGGCAACGCGTCGCGGTAGATCCTGCCAAGCCGTATCTGGCGAATCGTTTCACCACTGACGCCATACACGTGCCCTAGAGCACGGTGCGTTTCGGGTGATGCAATGATCGCCGCGATCTGCTCAGCGGTAAACTTCCGTACTGTCACGGGCGAGAACGGATGACGGAACTGGAGAGGTGCAGCTGACAGACGCGCCATTCAGCACCGAACGCATCAACGATCAGGTAGTGCGGCCAGGCAGAACCACCGTGGCCAAAGGCTGCAGTGACCCGTGCCGGCTGCTGTGGGTGGCCAGCGACGTACACCACGTCGCCAACCTTGAAACGCCAGGGTGATTTCATTGGCGCACCTCCAGCTGCTGAAGGCGGGCTTCACGCTCAAGGGTGACGACTGCACCAATCAGCCCGAGAACTGATAGCACCACGGCGATCATGGTTCGGCGACGGGCAGCGGCCTGGGCAGCAATGACAGCCCTACGGCGTTGCGCCTTGTAAAGCGCCAGCGAAACAATAGGCTGACGATTACAGGGAAGAACATGGCCGCTCGTGGATTGAGACGATAACCGCCTGCGGGTGGCGGATACTGAAGCATTGGCGGATCGAATCAATCGACCAGCCGTTTCCGGCAATCCATTCGAGTTCATGGCGTTGATCGTTTTTGATGTAGGTGATGAAGTAAGCCATTGGTCAGAACACGTCAGTCGCTGCCTGCAGTTGACGCAGGACAGCTTCAACATCAATCTTGAGGCTGTTGATCAGATCGGCTGGTACGGCATGGCCTGAATCCCAGGCGTTATCTGCAACGGCGATAGCGGTAACCCGTGCCGCATCGATTAGGCCCACCAGCAACGGCATGAGCGGCTGATTACGTGCGCCGCAGTCAGGCAGGCGGATCAGCCTGTTGGCGTCTGCAGGTACGGCTTGACGGGCGGCCTGAAGGATCAGGTCAGACAGCGCCGTTTCGCACTCCAAGGGGGTGAGGATGTGGGTTTGCATGACGGCTAGGCAATCTTCCAGCTGCGGCGTTCGACCAGTGCGACGCCTTCAATCTGCTCACCAGCCTTCAGCGCATTGGCTAACGCGGTCTTGTCTGGTGAGTACGTGGTGCGTGCGCGCTGGAAAC